ATGAGTTCCTGCAAGCTGGTTGTGGTGAACAGTATCGTAAGGCTTGGTGGTCATCAGGTCTGTACACACCTGAGAACATCTATGCCACAGAGGAAAAGTTCCTAGAACTACTACATGATACGCCAGAGCATAGCTATATCCCCACAGGGATTGAAGCACTAGATGATAAAATTCTGGGTCTTATGCAAGGACACTTCACAGTTATCAAAGCCCCTACAGGCATTGGTAAATCAGAGTTCATGCGCTATCTGGAATACAACTTCATCTCCAAGCACCCAGAAGTACGCTTTGCTACATGGCACTTGGAAGAGACTAAGCTACGCTCTTTGCTTGGTGTGGTTTCATACTACCTCAAGGATGATCTGACCCGTAAGGATTTGATTGCCAAGAAGGGTCGTATGGAAGACGTTGAAGATGCTATCAAGCATATCGTCCACAATACAGGCTATATGCAGTTCCACCTTGATGATGCTGATGCAGAGGGTCTTATTGAGCAGATCAGGGTTCTAACACAGGTCTATGGATGCCAGTATGTCTTCTTTGAACCTATCCAAGATGTGGTCACTATCTCTAACGATGATAGCAAAGAAGCATTGCTTGCCGATTTGTCTGTCCGCTTGTCTAAACTTGCTGCCGACCTCAATGTTGGGATCGTTACTATTGGACATACTAATGACAATGGTGATTTCAAGTATTGTCGAATGATTGGTCAACGTGCATCAGTCATCATTGACCTTGAACGTGACAAAGAAGCCGATAATCTGGTTGACAGGAACACTACACGACTGATAGTTAAGAAGAATCGACCTATCGGTTCAGAGGGTCTAGCTGGTGAACTTAGCTTTGATGCTGATACGTTCACCCTTAGTGAAAAAGGTAGCTGGTGAAACCAGCAAAGAAGGGAAGTTGGGAATAAATGAAAGTAATCGTCCTAGACAGTGAAAGCGATGGTCTGTGGGAAGATGCCACCAAAATCCATGTCCTGTCTTGGACAGATGATGGTATCACCTATCAGTCTACAAATAACTACAACAAGATGCGTGAGGTGTTGTGTGCAGCAGATACTAAGTTTGTTGCTCACAATGCTATTCGCCATGACTTGCCTTTGTTCAATAAGATTCTTGGCACTGATCTGACCTACAAGAGTTTCATTGATACACTGGCCTTGTCTTGGTATCTAAACTTTGATCGACCTAAGCATGGTATTGAAAGTTATGGGATTGATTATGGTATCCCTAAGCCTGTGGTGGAAGATTGGGATGGCCTGACCTACGAACAATATCAGCATCGCTGCGAGGAAGATGTAAAGATCAACTGGCGTCTCTGGAAAGACCTAGAAGCAAAGATGCTCAAGCTGTATGGTAGCGAGGAAAAGGCTTACCTGTTCATTGACTATCTTGGGTTCAAGATGGACACTGCGAGAGAACAGGAATTGGTTAAGGTTCGTCTTGACCTAGACCTCTGCCAGACCTCTTACGACACTCTGCTACAGCAGAAGGAAGAGAAGTCGGTAGAACTTGCTAAGGCCATGCCTAAGAAGCCTATCTACAAGGAGCTGAAGGAACCAATCAGCCTATACAAGAAGGATGGTTCTTTGTCTGTGGCAGGAAAGAAATGGCTGGATACTCTGGTCATGCTAAAGCTACCACACACCACCAAGGGAATGGTCAACGTCTTAGACAAGATCGAAGATGGCAACCCTAGCAGTTCTGATCAGGTCAAGGAGTGGCTATATAACCTTGGCTGGAAACCTAAGACCTTCAAGTATGTCAAAGACAAGGTAACGGGCAAGGAGCGCATGATCCCACAGGTTCGTGATGAAGGCGAACTATGCGAGAGTGTGACTGACCTGATCGACAAAGACCCCGCTGTAGGAATTTTGGAAGGTCTGACAGTTATCAGTCACCGTCTGGCTATCTTTAAGTCGTTCCTAGAGTGCCACAAAGACGGCTGGTTGAAGGCAGAGATTGCTGGGCTTACTAACACCTTGCGGTTCAAGCACTCTAAGCCTTTGGTCAATCTACCTGGTGTGGATAAGCCTTGGGGCAAGGAAATCCGTGGGTGTCTATTGCCACCAGAAGGTTATGTGTGGGCTGGCTCTGACATGGTTAGCCTAGAGGATACTACCAAGCGGCATTATATGAAGCCTCTTGATCCTAAGTATGTGGAAGAGATGTCTAAGGAAGGCTTTGACCCCCACCTCAATCTTGCACTGTTTGCTGGTGCTGTAACACAGGATCAGATCGACCAATACAATGAAGGTAAGCTAAACCTGAAGCCCCTCCGTAAGAAATTCAAGGCTGCTAACTACTCCTGTATCTATGGTGTAGGTAAAGCCAAACTGGCTAGGGAACTAGATGTGCCTGTGAAAGAAGCAGAGACATTGATTGAAGCCTACTGGAAGCGTAACTGGTCGATCAAGCGTGTGTCTGAAAGCCAGAAGATTAAGGTCATGGGCGATACTATGTGGCTACAGAACCCTGTCTCTGGCTTCTGGCATAACCTACGCTCAGAGAAGGATGCTTTCTCCACTCTTAACCAAAGCACTGGTGTCTACTGCTTTGACACTTGGCTTTACTTCACTAGGACACTTGGTCTTCCTGTGGCATTCCAGTTCCATGATGAACAGGGCGTTCCAGTTAAGAAGGGTGAAGAGCATATGGCTAAAGAAATCCTCAAGGATGCTATTGGCTATGTCAATAAGAAGTTGAAACTCAATGTCCTACTGGATGTGGATGTCCAGTTTGGCGATAGCTATGGAAAGGTTCACTAGTGACTAAAGCAAGGGAAGTGACGGAAGAAGAAGAAACTTGGGTTAAAGATAACCTTCGTTATGATCCTGAGACTGGTTATTTGTGGTGGACTAAACAAAACTATGGTAATAGGAATCTTGATAAACCTGCGGGTTGTCTTTACAAAGATGGTTATATTACGATAACTCATAGACGTAGTGGTGTTAAGAAGGACTATAGAGCCCACCGCCTAGCTTGGTTTATCTATTACGGGAAGTGGCCTAAAAATCAGATTGATCACATCAACAATATTAGGGATGATAACCGCATCGTAAATCTTCGGGAAGCAACCTGTGCAGAAAATGGGAGTAATAAAAAAATTCGAATTGGTGGAACTTCAAAATACAAGGGCGTATCTTGGCATAAGGTAAACGTTTGCTGGGAATCACGGCTTACGGTAAACCGTAAAACAATCCATCTTGGTAACTATGACAACGAACAACAGGCGGCATTAGCTTACAACAAAGCTGCCCTAGAATATTTCGGTGAGTTTGCCAAAATAAATGACATAACCCCTTGACACGGACATGACCAACACCTATATCATGCTTTCTGGCGGGAGCAACACTTGCCAGAACGACAAAAACCCGCTAGCTTCGCTAGTAGAGCGGCACAGCCGCAACATCATTCTGACCACAACAAAACGTCAGATAATAGCATAGGAATACATAAACATGGCTACTGGCACTAAATATACCGAAGTTACAACTATTGGACCGATTGAATGGGCGCGTATCTTCGAAGGTAATCGGGATATGGATGGCTACGAAGGTATGTATGCCGAATGCGAAGGCGCTTACACTTTGACACAAGTCTTGGACAAGACACAGTTTGAGAAGCTGAAGAAGGGTGGTTCTCAGAAGAAGCCTATTCAGAAGCGTCTGATGGATGGTGTGATTGCTATCAAGTTTGAACGTAAGCATCTAGTCAAGACCAATGATGGAACTGCCATTGAGAAGGCTGGTGGACCCCCGAAGGTGGTTAATGCCTCTGGTGCTGTCTGGGATGCAGAAGTAGATGGTCTGATTGGTAACGGTTCCATCGCTGAAGTGACCAACCTGTTGACCTCGTTCAAGGGTAAGGATGGTACTAACATTTGTCGCACCACACTGACCAAGGTCAAGATCGTTGATCACCTTGTATATACCCGTGAAGAGGAAGCAGCATGAAGTTTACCCTGATCTGTGAAGACGAGAACCGTATGGTTGGCATCACACATGATGATCTCGATTACCTTCCAGATGTGATGGATATGCTCCTGAACTTCCTGCAAGCAGTTGGCTATACCTACGTTGAGAAACTTGGGGTAGTTAAGACCAATGGCGATGAGGCATGGACTGAATGACAACAATCAACGCTAAACTTGTGGCCCTCACCCAACCAACTATCGGGGTGGGGGCTAGTAGTGCAGAGGGTCTTGTGGCTTACTGCGCTAAAGTATCAAACCCTGCAAACCAAGACAGCCCTGACTATGAACGCCTTTTAGCCTACTGTGTTCGTAACAAACACTGGTCAGTGTTCGAGATGGCTAACGCTGTCGTTGAAGTAGAAGCACCACGAGACATTACCCGACAACTGCTGCGTCATCGTAGCTTCTCTTTCCAAGAGTTCAGTCAACGATACTCTGATCAGATTGAGTTTACTGGCCGTGAGTTTCGTAGGCAAGACCACAAGAACCGTCAGAACAGTGTGCCTTTTGACTTGCGGTCACAGAATGCAGAGAACATGACCAAGATGGCAAATGAGGTTGCTGCAAAGGCTCAAGAGACATATAAGTGGATGCGGGAAGGATTTGATGTAGCAAAAGAATGCGCTCGTGTAATCCTTCCTGAAGGGCTTACGATGTCTCGCCTATACGTCAATGGCACACTACGCTCTTGGATTCACTATCTTGATGTTCGTGATGATGAAGGTGTTACGCAATGGGAACACGTTGTCCTTGCCCGTAAGATCAAGGAAGTCTTGCTACCAGCTTTCCCAACTGTCTTTGGCCTATTGAATGGTGATAAATGAAACTACTCATAGACATGGACATTATCACCTACCATGCTTGTTTCTCCGCAGAAGGTGATACAATCTCTGGTGTGGTAGAGAAGCTGAATAGCATCATGGAAAGTATCCTTGATGCTACAGAGGTTCCCTGCGAGTATCAGGGCTATCTAACTGGAACAGGTAACTTCAGGCACGAATTGTCAGATATTTACAAGGCACAGCGCCCAAAGGAAAAGCCCATCTACCATAAATTTGCTCGCCAGTATCTGATTGATAATTGGGGTGCTATCGTGGTGGATGGGCAGGAAGCAGATGACGCTATTGCTATTGAAGCCACAAGACTAGGCTTTGATAATGTCATCATCGTATCTATCGACAAAGACTTCAAGCAACTGCCTTGTCTGATATACAATTATCAGAAGCAGACTTGGCATCAGTCAGATGAATGGCAAGCCTCTGTCAACTTCTATACTCAAATCCTCGTAGGGGATGCCTCAGATAACATCAAGGGTGTTCGTGGTATTGGTCCAGTGACAGCAGCTAAACTCTTTGTTGACTGCAAAACTGAACAAGACCTCTATAAGACTTGCCTGAAGGCTTATGACGATCAGTTTGATGAAGTTCTAAAGGCTGGGAGGTTGCTATGGCTACGTCGAGAAGAGGGCCAAATGTGGGAACCCCCAAGTCTCTAGGGTATAGATCAGGTCTTGAAGTAAAGGTAGCCAAGCAACTTGAAGAAGCTGGTGTTAAGGCTGAATATGAAACCACAAAGATCAAGTATCATGTGGAAGAAGACAGAACCTATACGCCAGACTTCATCTTGCCTAATGGCATCATAGTTGAGACTAAAGGTAGGTTCGTCTTAGAAGATCGTAAGAAGCACTTACTGATTAAGTCTCAACACCCACACCTTGACATACGATTTGTCTTTACTAACTCTAAGACTAAGATTAGGAAAGGTTCACCCACTAGCTATGCTGATTGGTGTAGCAAAAATGGGTTCATCTATTCCGACAAACTTATCCCAGAGGAGTGGCTAAATGAGTAAAGTGCTTGAGTTAGATAACGACATCATCATCTGGGGTGTTGTGGTTGGACCATTCGCAAGCCAAGACCTTCCTGATTGGGAATATGGTGAGGATGGTTGGATGCTAGTCTGCCAAGTAGAAAACTCTTATGGTGGCTTAGAGGTGCAAGAACTACCCTTCCACACCTTTGATGATGCCTATGAAGTTGTCTCTTACTTCCGTCATGGTCGTGCGCCATATGTTCTAGAGGTTCTAAAAGAATGAGCAAGACAGCTATTGTTTTTACTTGTGGTCATGCTAAGCCAGAGGTATCAAATGAGCGATACAGTTGGCTTGGTAGCCTGATTGAAGACGTTAAACCTGACTATGTGGTTGACCTAGGAGATGGGGCTGATATGTCCAGCCTTAACTCCTTTGATACCCGCTACCCTGCTGCCATTGTCTCTCAATCCTATGAGCGAGATATTGAAGCCTACAATGAGGCTCAAGACCGTCTCTGGGGTCGTTACAAGATCAGTAAGAAGAAACGACCTTTCCGCATTGGGTTTTGCGGGAATCATGAAGAGCGTATCAACAAAGCTATCGCAACTGACCCCCGTCTAGAAGGAACTAAGTATGGAATCAGTTTTTCCCATCTCCAGACCGACCACTGGTTCGATGAGTATCACCCCTATCATAACGGAGGTCCAGCTATCGCTGACTACGATGGGGTTTCGTATGCTCACTATTTTAGTAGCGGTAACTTTGGTTCTGCTATGTCTGGCATTCACCATGCCTATGGGCTTATCCAAGCTAGGAATAGTTCTTCTACTTGTGGTCATAGCCATAAACGCTCTCTATACTTTAAGGATGGCGCACACCCAACGGGCATCGTGGGACTTGTTGCGGGCTGTTTTAAGTCAGCAGATGAAAAGTGGGCAGGACAAGCAAACGACTCTTGGGCCAAGGGTGTCGTGATCAAACGTAACATTGACCGTGGGATGTATGACTTTCAGTGGGTAAGCCTAGATGCCTTGGAGAAAGAGTATGGAAAAAAGTAAGAACTACGCTGAACTCCTAGACAAGTTGGAGTATGATACTAAGGACGGTTACTTTTACTGGAAAGAAAAGCCTTGTTTCGCAGTAGATGCATGGGAAAGGGCTGGTAGTTTTGGTAACAAAGGCTATCGGGTTATAAGTTACAAGGGCCAAACCTATAAGGAACATCTACTTGTCTGGTATATGTTAACAGGAAGTCTTCCAGATGACCAAATTGACCACATAAACAGAGACAAAGCTGATAACCACATGGAAAACTTAAGGGATGTAAGCAACTTTACAAACTCCCTTAACAGACCAGTTAAAGGTTCTTCTAAATACCGTGGGGTTTACTTTTGTAAAACCACTGGTAAATACAGTGCAGAGGCTTATCTTTGTGGTAAGAAGAAAAGGTTAGGGCGTTTCGAGAGTGAACTTGAGGCGCATCAGGCTTGGCTTGAAGCTACAGTGATCAAACGTAATATTGACCGTGGTATGTATGAACCACAGTTTGTCTCACTAGAGACTTTGGAGAAGACATATGGGAAAGCGTGATCCTGACAAGTTCGAGAAGAAACCTCGTGACTTCTACGCTACGATTGACCCTGCTGCTGTTGATGCCCTATTACCACACCTTACGCCATGCAGTTGGTTCATCGAACCTTGTGCTGGTGCTGGTGACTTAGCGAAAGCCCTAACAAACCACACCCATTACTGTGCGGGTATGTGTGACATTGAGCCACAAGGAGAAGGTGTACAGAAGGTTGATTGTCTAGTTTTAGACAGGACTGACACAATCTTTGCTGAACACTTCATCACCAACCCACCCTTCACTTGGAAGGTTCTACGGCCTATCATGGACCGCCTAATTAGCCTTCTGCCTACTTGGCTACTCTTACCAGCAGACTATATGCACAATGTCCGTATGGGGCCATACATGAAGCAATGTGACAAGGTTGTCAGTGTAGGGCGTCTGTATTGGGAAGAAAACAAGGTCAAGGGTGTAGACAACTACTGTTGGTATCTCTTTGATAGAAACCACAAAGGAAATACAGAGTTTGTAGGACGATGAGTATGCAAGACGCCTCAAATGAGAAGGTCCGTAAAGAAAAAGAACTAGGCCGTGTGGTATCTGTTGTTGAGGAATGGCATAAGGCCCTGCCTAATTACCCTGATGTAGTTCTGACTATAGATGTGTTCGTAAAGCTAATCACGCTCGTTATGGACAACTATGAGTCTGAGCCTGTTAAGCAACGTGTAAAGGGCTACTAAGTAGAGATGAGTAAAGAGCAAATCAAAGCGCTGATTGAAGCCTACGGATACCAACGTATCCTTGCAGACCACAACTTGACTTTGTGGAAAACCCTAGAAATCCTAGATGACCTAGGATATATCTTCCTTGAAAGGTATGAGGATAAAGAATGAAGTTCCCTTTCGTGCAAATCCTAACGCTAATCTTTATTACCTTGAAACTGACAGGGTTTATTGGTTGGTCGTGGTGGTGGGTCTGGTCGCCAATGTATCTTCCCCTGTTGGTTATGCTAACAATGGTAACTTATGTGTGGAGTAAGTCTAATGACTAAGTGGGTTATCAAAGAGGGCTACTCACGCTCACCTATGGACATGGTTCGAGAGTTTGCCAGTGTAACTGGTCAAGAACCTAATCCCATGCTCTATGATAACCTAATCACGGAAGAGTATTCTGAATGGTATAAAGAGAACCCCGAGACAATCAATGACCTCAAGGAACTTGCTGATCTAGTCTATGTCTGCTATGGCTATGCTAACGCCCTTGGTTATGATCTGGAAGAAGCCATTGTTCGTGTTCATCAAAACAACCTTGGGCGTTGTATCCAGCCAGATGGAACGGTTCAACGTAGAGAGGATGGTAAAATCTTGAAGAACCCTCTGTATCCGCCTGTAGTCTTGAGTGATCTATTGTGACAATACAAGAAAACCTTGATCGTGCTGTATCCGTCTTACAAGAAGTATATGCACTTCTTAATGGGGCGGTGCAAGATGACTGTGAACACGGTGTCTCATGCCTTAATAAACGTGCAGCAGAGAAATATCTTGAGGGTTTTCCAGCTACCTCAAAAGCAATCTCCACGGTAAGGTGTCTTGTTGAAGACTTACTAGATGACTTGGAGGCAGAGCATGACAGTGCAAGAACTGATTGACACCCTGTTGAAAATCAGGGATAAGGACAAACCTGTGGTTCTTTCTTCGTGGTCCATTCGTGAACCTTTCCTCACCAAGAAAGAACTTCAGACCAATATGCTTGTAGACCAAGCGCATAAACTTAACATCCTATCGGAGTAACAATGAGTAATTACCTACCTACAGACTATCAGTCCTTCATCTCAACTTCGCGTTATGCCCGTTGGGTTGACGAAGAAAATCGTCGAGAGAATTGGGGAGAAACTGTTAGCCGTTACATGATGAATGTGGTAGTAGAAAAAGCCACAGACACAGATGGTCATTTTGATCGTAATACATACGATGAGATTGAACAAGCCATTCTAGGTCTTGAAGTAATGCCGTCGATGCGTGGTCTGATGACTGCTGGCCCTGCCCTACAACGTGACAATACCGCTGCCTATAACTGTGCCTATCTTGCAGTTGATGATCCTAAAGCCTTTGACGAAGCTATGTTCATCTTGCTCTGTGGCACTGGTGTAGGCTTCTCTGTTGAACGTCAATATGTCAGCAAGTTGCCTGATGTGCCTGAGAAGATGTTCAAGAGTGAAGACACTATCATTGTGGCAGATAGCAAAGAAGGTTGGGCTAAGGCACTTCGTAAGGTCATTGCCTATCTCTACTCTGGTGAAATCCCTAACTGGGATGTATCCAAGGTTCGTCCTGCTGGTGCTAAACTCAAGACCTTTGGTGGTCGTGCTTCTGGTCCTGCACCTCTGATCGAACTATTCAATTTCGCTGTTAATATGTTTGTCAGTGCTAAGGGTCGCAAACTGTCTTCAATGGAATGCCACGACCTGATGTGTAAGATTGGTGAGGTTGTGGTTGTTGGTGGTGTTCGTCGATCAGCAATGATCAGCTTATCGAACCTGTCTGATGATCGTATGCGTCATGCTAAATCTGGTCAATGGTGGGAGAAAAATGGTCAACGTGCTTTGGCGAACAATTCAGTCGCTTATACTGAGAAGCCAGATATGGAGACTTTCCTTCGTGAATGGACTTCTCTTGTCGAGTCTAAGTCTGGTGAACGAGGTATCTTCTCTCGTCAAGCGTCCAAGAAACAAGCCGCTAAGAATGGACGCCGAAATCCTGATTTTGATTTTGGTACTAATCCTTGCAGCGAAATTATTCTACGTCCTAACCAGTTCTGTTAACTAGATAGCAGAAGTAAAACACGGTGAATTGCTGGGAAGCCTAAGTCTTCGGATAGGGTAATCAGCAGCCAAGCATTAGCTGGGAGGCTTTTGAAGGTTCAACGACTAGGACATACCCTCTAGAACAGAGGATGAAGTCCATACACCCAAGTGGGTGGAAGCGCCGTGCCCCTGTTAACTCAGGGTGATGATATAGTCTGATCTGCATGGAAACTTGCAGGGGTTGACATTCTCATCACAACACCCTATATGTAATCTTACAAGGTTACAAAATTAAAGGTGTTGTTATGATAAATAGAGAAGGTTACTACGTTACTGATCAAGAGCGAGAATGCACAAACTGCCGCGCTATTTTTCCTAAACCAAAAAGAACCGTTACCTTATGTCCAACTTGTAACTCAAACAGAGTTAAGGGTGAAGTGCAAGAAACTAGAATGTTTCGTCGCGCTAAATCTAGGGCAAAAGAACGGGGACATGAGTTTACTCTTGAAAAGTCTGACATAGTAATTCCAGAGTTTTGCCCAATCTTAGGTATCAGGATGGAACACCACAAAGGTCGTAGTGGAGGGGAACATAACTCTCCTGCACTAGACCGAATAGACAATAACAAGGGCTACATCAAAGGCAACGTGATTGTAATTAGTCACCTTGCCAACATGATGAAAAGTTCTGCTAATAAAGAGCAGTTACTTTCCTTTGCTAATTGGGTGCTGAACAACGTGTCAACCGCCAAAGATTAACGACCTTTGGTGAACATAAATGAATCTAACCGAAGTCGTAATTCGAGCCACAGACACGCTTGCTGATCTTAAGCGTAAGGTTCGTATTGCTGCCATCCTTGGCACTATTCAGTCTACCTATACTCACTT